AATTACGCCACCAATCTGAATTTGGTGATGTAACACTTTTGTGAAACACATACCAATACCCATCACCACCTGCTGTAAGTTGTTTTAATATAATCGTACCCGGAATACTTCCAAGATTATGACTTACTGTTTGTTGTCCACCGCCACTCGTTGTACTGAATTTTACACAGTCGAAAAAGCCTTTCTGTTTTCGGAATGACCATGAGGCGTAGTCGTTAGTGCTTACGTTAATTTGATTGTTATCCTCAATGCTAAACCCAGTAGAATTAAAAGACGACAATGCATTACTAAAAGTTATTTCATCGAAAGTTAAATTACTAAAAATCGCCTTTTGCACTCCACGCTCTGTGTCATACAAATGATGATTTTGGGCCACACCTCTATCTTTTAACCAAGTCATACCACCTTCGCCAGACAGGTCGATGCCGTTAGTTATGGTCTGTGTAGCCCCATTACCCTCATACAAAAAAGTCGAGAACACATCCTCAACGTATACCGGATCACTGCCTGCGTTTCCTGCTGATCCTGAAAGTGCTTTGGCTAACTTACTCATGCGTTACTCCTAGACGTAGCTGCCAGTGTAAGCGCCGTAAAGTACAGAGCCGACCTTCCAAAGAACGATAGTGTCCTTAGCGGTGAGCGTAGGCGCGACATTACCAGCGGATGTTACCCACGTCATTGTGGGCCAAGTCACTGTATAGCTTGCTCCTGCTTCGAGCATCAATACTATTGCGTCACCAGAAACTAACGAGTCGGTAAAGGTTATTGCACCGCCAACCGTCTTAGTTTGAACGCCGCCGTTTGTAGCGAGAAGAGCCAAACCTGATAGCGGATAAACTGTATCGACCATCGTCTTGTTAGTGAGCGTCTGAGTAGCTGAAGTGCCTGCTACATCAGTAAGTGTGTTATCGGCGAAAGTAATCGTCTTGTTGGTAAGAGTCTGAACACCTGCCAGAGTAGCTAAGGTCGTAGGGAAAGTGTTAGTCGCGCTGCTCAAGTCTTTATTAGTTAGCGTCTGTGTGCCCGCGAGAGTTACTACATCCCCACCGTTACCACCTACTTGAGCGTAAACTTCCCAAGTCGTTCCACTGTAAACAAACTGAACACTGACACCGTTAATGTTGAGGTTTAAGTTAGCACTGTCTCCTTCGATGGTTGAGCCGTTACGATCAGCTATACAGTTGTTAGTCCCGAAAGCACCGCCAGAATCTGCAATAACTACCTGATCTCCAGTAGTCGGGGAGGCAGGCAGAGTAACTGTAAAGGCTCCACCGCTTGTATCTGCTAAAACACCTTCTAGGTTTGAGGCTGTGTAGCTTGCTGTCTTCGCAACATACGAAAGACCACCCGCAGCTACTGTAGGATTAGCGTTGACCACCGCAGCACCTGCACCTAAGCCGTCTGTGACGACCATAGCTTTTTCGGTAGTCAAGATGGTAACGCCTGCACCGGAGCCTTGCTTGATGGTAATAGACTGTCCGCCGGTAGTGGCGTTTTCAATCATCCATATTTTTGAGACCGTATTTGGTCCGAGCGTTACTTCCCGAGTACCTGTTAGAGACACACCAGAGGTAATCTTTAAGTAGAACCCACGAGTAGCGTCAGCCGTAGCGTCAGGCATGGTAAAGGTTTCATTAGCATCGCCCGCCATAGCCTTAGTGCCATAGCTAAAACCGTCAGTGACAAGCTCAAGGTTGGTGTTGGTGCTAGTGCCCCAAGTACCGTCCTCATCACCTGTGGTGATTTCTTTGAGTCGTAAATTGTTTACATAAGTAGCCATTTGGTTTCTCCAGTACTTATACTAGTGTACTGCCAGAGGCAGCAGGGATGCTTGTCGCATAAATCTTTGTATTCTGTTGTAAATTAAGGGCTTCCCCGCAATCTGAACAAGTATCAGCGCTAAGCTCACTCTCGTCAAGATCATAACCGCAGTGCCCACATACAATTTCAATTTCGTGTTTAGGGTCTATTATTTCCCCTACTGTTACTGCTGCGTTAACTTTTATCATGCTGCTATTATCTCCGTCCATCTAGGGTCACCGCCCGGAGTTATTTCGCTCCAAGCCCATGCTGTTCCTGTCTCTCCTACAGCTTGAACGCCCGTTACATACACTATACCTGCGCCATTTTGAGCCGTTTGTCCTAGTATCGCTGTGCCGGTAACGTTCGTTACAATAACATTTTGTTGTAGCAGTACAGTTACATTTCCAAGCCCTGAAGTCGCTTGTAGTCCTGCCGTTGGTACAACTGATGTCCCAGTTACCGTTACTACGCCTAGTGCCGTAGTGCCTACAACACCTACTGGGCTAGCGCCTGTGCCTTGTTGTACGTTGGCGTTACCTAGGGCAGTGGTTCCTACAACTCCTGTTACTGGGGCAGTTGCTCCTGCTTGTACTGTTACCGCACCTAAAGTGCCAGTGGCTGCGTTGCCCAGTACTGTGACGTTATCTGAATCACCTGTAACCTCTACGTTACCAAGTGTTGCCGTTGCAGAGACACCGCTTACTATACCGTTTGATTCAGCTATAATTGTTACTGAACCAACTTGACCCGTAGCTTCAAGACCTAGGGATTCTCCCCAGCCTCCTCTGCCCCACGCAGCACGCCCCCAACCACCCAACCGGACGGTTGCATCAACGCCTTCACCCCAAGAGCCTGAACTCCAAGTGTTACGACCCCAACCGCCAGCCACTTACTAGGCAATCCGAATGATCGCATTACTCGAATCAGCCGCAGGGAAGACAATAGTAAAGTCGCCCGCTGTAGATGTCTTGTCGCTACCAAAGTCCAGAACCGCAATCGCAGGATTAGTACCAGCGTTATTCAAATAAAGAACTGCGCCTCGGGCTGTAATAGTAGAAGCGGCCCAAGTAACATTGGCAAAGTCTAGCCATGCTGTTGTGCCTGTAGACGTAGCTACCTGAGAAATTGTTAATAGATTCCCACCAGCCGTGTAATTCGTACCCACAACTTCATTGGCAGTACTATACGCAGTTGTAGTTGCCCCTAATGTAGCGGAGCTTGTATACAACGCACAGTAAAACGTCTGCGTAGTACCTGAACTAAAATCAAAATCCCCACCGAGAATTTCAACTTTGAACGATGTTGTCATAGCCTGTGAAATAGCCATTTGTGTTTCCTCTTTAAATTAACGCGGTTCTATTCTAAGTTGACCAGAGCGATACATATCTTCCCGCATCTTGCCATCGCCTAAGTTTTTCAATAACGACATAGCGTCTATATACATCTGCTGATACAACGCAACCATCTCAGCGTCGCCTTTCATAAAGCGTATTGCTTGAACCAGCGCACCGTTAAGTAGTGCCGTATCAAACTCATCTCCAAGCCACGTAGTACCCGCAGTTACAATAGTCTGTGGGTAATAGCCGTAGTGTAATTCAACAGAATAAGCAATATCTGGCGTTGGCCCTAAGATAAAAGCCGTATCGTCGAACAACCCATAATGCTTAGGTTTAGCAACACTGGTGGGGTTTGGATACGCCTCACGCATGAAGTTAACGTCTTTGTTCAGCAAGTACGTGTAGTTTCCCGCAGCGTCTATAACCGCCAAAGAGAACGGGTACAAGAAATCTACAGGGAATATCAAGTACGGGTCAGCAACCCCCAGCAATCCTGTTTGGTTCCGGCGCAGAGCAGGTATTTGCACAGAGTTATAGATACCCTGTTCAGCCTGTTCGGTAAACATAGCAAGTTGTTCGTCCGTAAACGTTTGCTCACAGATGTCTTGAATGTTTGTTTTAAGCTCGGTGTAGTTCACCAGCTAACCCTCTTAGGCCATTGGTCCACGAGCAAGAAGCCCTTTAGTAGCAGCGCCTGTGCCGCGTACTTTAATACCGCTAGTCTTTAAGTTAGCCGGTGGCGCATCAAGACCGTTAAGATCAACTGTATACACCGTAGGCGTATCAGGAAAATCAATTATCTTAGGTGTCTTTACTTTTGATCTGGCTTTATTCTTCATTTCAGTCTCCTAGCTTGTAGTTACCGTAACTTGGCCTACTGCGCCTGTAGCTTGTAAATTGTCTGGTGTAAGCCCAAAGGGGTCGTCTAGCCCTACTGGGTTCCATCCCCACTGGATGTTTACACTACTAAAATCCCCTGCTGGTACTATACTCTGATCAGGTCGCGGGTTTCGTATCGCTTGCGGATCATCTACTGGGAACGTACCCAACATAAGTTGTGGTTGGCTTGGATTCCAACACTCAGGACAAGCCTTTATCTGAGTCTCTGTATTCTTAACTACTAAATTCTTTAGCTGCTTTAGCCTGTACTCGAACCCGCACACATCGCACATGGCGAGTGCTCTTTTATTTGAGGCGAACCTGTTGCTCATGGGTTAACCCTAATAGCTGCTCAGTCTTGGTACAAGACGTATTGTTGCTTTCTCTCTGTCTTCGCCCGCCGCTAGCTCAAATTGACGCTCATACTCAGCCTGTAACATAGGAATTCTAGTCACAAGGTCGGGGTCTTTCGAGGCTATGTAGTACGCCAACCCTGCAACTAAGCACGGTAAGAAGCGAAAGGTAACGTCAGGGGTCTCAGCGCCCGCTCCTGCGTTTTCAATTCGGCGCATACGCCAGTACCGCAGTATATAGAAAGGGGCTACAGCGGTGCCCTGATCAGGCACAGGCCATATATTGACAACTGGAGCATCTCTTAAACGCTCTACATTGATCTG